AACACCAAAGCCGGTGGCGCTTATGTCACGCTGCATACATAACAGCGTAAACAAGGGCGGCGTGGTGCTGGATCCGTTCATGGGAAGCGGGAGCACCGGCGTGGCTGCAATCCGGGAAGGCTGCCACTTTATCGGCATAGAGCTGGAGCTGAAATACTTCGACATTTCCTGCCGACGCATTGAGGCAGAGGACAGCCAGCTATCAATATTTGATTTTATGGAATGAAAGGAGCAACACCATGAGAAAACGGTTTATTTATATCTGCTCCCCGTGCCGGGGAGA